TGCTTGTATTCAGGGGTTTGTGCGTCTTCGTTCAGCGCCTTCTCCCAAAACTCAGTGAAGGACTGACTGGCTTTGTGCTTGCGTGTCATGGCGTATCCTTACAAAAGCCCCTGCCATTTGGTAGGTAGCGGGTCGGTTGGTTTGAGCTGGTCAAGGTTGAATGTCGCCCGGTGCAGGTCTGCCTCTCGGTTGTTCAGGTCTTTGAGCAAGGCCGGGTCTTTGGCTATTCTGTACTCGGCCTCAAGGTCTTCCTTTGCCTTGGCCAGTTGCCCGACAAGGTGGGCCCGTTTGAGTACGTGTTCATCGGGGGATATGCGCCGCTCGAACGGTGTCTTGCGCTTGCCTCGCGCTGGGTCAGGCAAGTTATCGAACATACGCTCCACATCACGCCGGTCTTTGATCTTCACAAAGTCAGACCAGTGTTCGCCGTTGTTGGGGATAGGCCCTTTACCGTTGTCATTCAGGAACTTGGCAAACTGTGAGGGTGTAGCCTCACCTGTACGCTGGGCCCTGCGCAAACGCTCGATGACCGAAGTGATCACGGCGTCGTACGCACACAAGGCATCGTACTTGGCCTGCGTACTGGCGTGGCCGAACTCCTCGATAACGCGGCGCTTGGTCTGTGACTTCAGTGTGCGCACAATACCCAGCTCGATACGGGCGGCGTCGAGTAGCTCATGCCACAACTGCTGTGCTACGGTCTGCTTGATGCGTGCCTTGCGCCGCTCGGATTTAACACGCTGGGCCTGCGCCACGATGTCCATGACCATCGCTGTCGGGTACTTCTTGTCATGCAGGTGTTGCCACAAACGCGCCGGGCTCATGGCTAACCACGTGGACTTGATAGTCTCAGTCATATCTTTACTCCTAAAAAGAACATATTGTACAGCTGTGTCTGCCGTGTCCGCAATGCTTTACACGTTTTTTATTTTTACGGACAGTGCCTAGCGTGCTTGGAACCCGCATGGTTACTGGGTTTTTGCCAGCGGGTCGGGCTCGCTGTCCAGTTATCTCTACTTTTTTGAGACAGCCAGTGCTTGAGCCTTACTTTTATATATTGTATTTTTCTCTGTTTGCACACACGTATATAAGTATCTTTCTCTATCTCTAATAATATATAAATAGATTAGATGATGGGACAAAAGAAGCCAGACCCACGCAACCATGCGGGTTTGCGGCTGTCCATACGCAGAGAAAAAGGGTAAAAGTAACAGGACACGGCAGACAGTGGCCCAAAAGATAGAACTTTCTATCTCAGAAGCCAGGCAGGGCAGGTTGTTGCCTGATGCTGACCTCATGCCAGAGCTGGGACATGGACGCGCAGGGCACATCGACGGTCGTGCCTACCATGCTCACGCTGGCTATCCAGTAGGGGTCGGCCTTGCCGTTGGGGTAGTAGACCTGAGCGCACCAGAGTGCGCCTGCTGGGTCACGCCATTGTGTGAGGGTCTCGATCACAGGTTTCTTGGGGTTGCGCATGGTGTTCTCCTTACAGGGTGGAATAGATGGGCGTGGCTTGGCTGAAGTCGCCCAGCATGATGCGAAAGTGCGGGTACTTGGGGCGGCGCACGCCGTTGCACTCTTTGGCGTCATCGACCCAGCCTTGCAGGTTACGCCGCCCGTCAAGGATGACAACGGCGCGGTCGCCGCATGGTTCGTAGAGCTCGCCGGTTACAGGTGAGTAGTCGAGGTATTGCACGTAGGCTTTCATGGAAGTTTCTCCTGATGCACGCTGGCTGGGCGTGTTAGACACGGGGTGGAACAGCGGGCCAGCCTCGCCCGCTGTGTTCGACGAAATAACCAGATAGAAAACCTATCTCACTTCAGGGCGTTCAGCAAAGCGATTGCGGCCTTGATCTGCGCGTCCAAGGTGTCGCCCTCGAAGTTGGCGAGGAAGTCCATGGCCAAGGCGCGAGCCTCTGAGCTGACGCGGTTGCGCTTGACTTGCTTGGGTGCAGGCTTGGTGCCACCGTTGACAATGTGGTAGTTCCAAGCGGCCACGGCACGCACGATGGCCGGTGCATTGATGGCATCCTTGCCTTTGCCTGCGGCCACGATAGCCTCAGCATCAGAGATAGAAGTTCTATCTCGGCCAGCGATGTAACCCACGTAGAAGTCGGCGCGTATCTCGCGCTGGGCATCGTCGCTCTTGGCGGCTTGGTAGGCTTTGCGGATGTCCTCGGCGAGGGTTGCGGACTTGGCGTCGTTGGTGCCGATGGACTTGGATGCGTTGCGGATTGCGAGAGTCATGGAAGTTTCTCCAGTAGGTTGATGTATCGGCTAAGGGCCAATCCCCTAACCGATGCCTCTACTGTACGAATGGGGGTGAAAATCAGGGGGTTTGGGGCTGTCTCTCAGGGCTGGCGGCGAACCCACCGTACCCCCATCACCCCTTTTGGACTGGCTAGGGCTGGTTCGTGACGAACACTGTTTTGCACCCGGTTGCAGCACTTCTGTAATACTTAGTGTTTACTATAAAAACCAAGAAGCACTTTGTAAAATCTTAGACATTTAAAAAAGTAACCCCCCTCCAAAAATTTTTTAAAAAATTTCAGAAAAACTCGGGTACACTGTGGCCATCATGAAAAAGACTTCTCAACCGCGACCGACTCAACTGGGTGTAGCTCAGTTGGTAGAGCTCGCGCTTTGGAAGCGTGAGGCCGCAGGTTCGAGCCCTGTCACCCAGACCATTTTCATTTCATCGTCGAATAACTCCACGTCGAGTTATTGAGCACCCCTGCAACGGGGGTGCGGCGCAGACGGTGAGGCGCGGCAGACTGTAAATCTGTTGACCAAAAGTTGAGTAGGTTCGAATCCTGCCACCCCCACCAAACGCACACCCCCAAGAGTTTTTGTCCGGTAGCTCAGCTGGTAGAGCGCCGCCCTGTTAAGGCGGTGTGCGCAGGTTCGATGCCTGCCCGGACAGCCATGCCCTTGTAGCTCAGTTGGCTAGAGCATCCGCCTTGTAAGCGGGAGGTCGTCCGTTCGAGTCGGACCGAGGGCACCAAGTTTTGGAAGCGTGGCCGAGTGGTCTATGGCAGCAGTCTTGAAAACTGAAGGGTAGAAATGCCCCGTGGGTTCGAATCCTACCGCTTCCGCCATTTTTGGTACCCTCATTGATGAGGGTACCATCCGGAAAGTTGGCCGAGTGGTTAAGGCAGCAGGTTGCTAACCTGTCATCGGGAAACCGGTGCGTTGGTTCGAGTCCAACACTTTCCGCCAGAAAAAAAAGCCCCCTGCCGCAAGACAGGGGGCTAAGTGGTTTACACCCACAGGAGAAAGCAGTGGACAACCCAGTTGCGCCATTGCCGGAAGTGAGTGTACACTCTGGGCATCGGGATCGCAACCCGCAACTCCGTCAGGACAAATGCTCGACCACCTCCTAGACTTCGACCCCGAGGTCCTCTCGACAGCACAAGCGCCGCTCGCGGCGGATAAAGCCACGCCTACTCAACTGCTCAACAGCAAGATCGAGACAAGCGACTGGCTCAAGCAAATGGGCGTCCCCGACGCCGAAGAAGCTGTCTCCGAACTTGAAAAGCAACAGGCCCGGGAAACTTTCTCGGCCCTTACGTCTGCGGCCGACATGCGCACGCAGCACGAGCTGGTGGCCAAGATAGAGACCCCTGCGGCCGTGCGCCACATTGTGGGCATGCTCACCGCATATGACTGGGAGTTTGTGCAGCAGGCCAAGGAGCTGCGCGGGTACACGGTGGCCAAGCTGGTCGAGGAGTGCGAGAACCCCAACCCGAACGTGCGCCTCAAAGCGCTGGGTCTGCTGGGCAAGGTCACCGAGGTGGGGCTGTTCACCGACAAGATCGAGGTCAAGAAGACCGACATGACCGAGAGCGAGATCGACCAGCGCCTCAAAGAGAAGCTGGCCAAGTTCATGAACGTGACCGATGTGGCTGCCACCGACATCGAAGAAATCAAACCGACCGATGACTCAAATCCTGACGCCTGAACAGGCTGAAGTCCTGTACCGAAACCTCGGCCGCATGTCCGCAGCCGAGAAGCTGGAGGCATTGGACTTGCTGGACCGCGCCCAAGAGCAGCGCCAGCTGGGGATGGCCCGCACGGACATGATCGAGTTCGCCAAGCGGGTCTACCCGGGCTTCAAAATCGGGCCGCACCACCGAAAACTGGCCAAAATCTTCAGCGAAGTGATCGCCGGGACCAAAAAACGGGTCATCATCAATATCGCGCCGCGTATGGGCAAGTCGGAGTTCAGCTCCTACCTTTTTCCTGCCTTCTTTTTGGGCAATTTCCCCGACAAGAAGATCATCATGGGCACCCACACCGCCGGTCTGTCCGAGGATTTCGGCCGACGCGTGCGAAATTTGCTGGCTGACGAGGACTACCATGCGCTTTTCCCCAAAACACTGGTTGCTGACGACCAAAAAGCTGCTGGCAAGTGGTCTACAAGCGACGGCGGTCAGTATTACGCTGCTGGCGTCGGCGGCGCTCTTGCTGGCCGTGGCGCTGATCTGTTCGTTATTGATGATCCTCACTCCGAACAGGACGTCAAGGCGAACTCCCGTCTGGCTTTCGACACGGCGTGGTCGTGGTTTCAAACGGGGCCGCTTCAGCGCCTGATGCCGGGCGGCGCGATCATCATCGTGATGACCCGCTGGGGCAAACTGGACCTGACTGGGCGGCTGATCGACTATCAAGCCAAGAACCCGGACTCCGAGCCGTGGGAGATCGTGGAGCTGCCGGCCATCCTGAACGAAGGCACTGACAACGAGAAGTCGCTGTGGCCCGAGCAGTGGCCGCTGGCCACCCTCAAGGCGACAAAGGCGTCGATCGACCCCCAATACTGGAACGCCCAGTACATGCAGCAGCCCACGAGCAACAGCGCGGCCATCATCTCGCGCAAGTCGTGGCGGGTCTGGACAGGCGACGAGCCGCCGCGCTGCGACTACATCATCCAGAGCTGGGACACCGCGTTCGAGGCAAGCAACACTGCCGACTACTCCGCATGTACCACGTGGGGGGTGTTCTACAACGAGGAGGAGCGCGATCAGGCGCAGGTGATCCTGCTGGACGCGTTCAAGGACCGGATGGCCTTCCCCGAGCTCAAGGCGATCGCGCTCAAGCACTACCGCGAGTGGGAGCCCGACGCGTTCATCGTGGAAAAGAAGGCAGCCGGTGCGCCGCTGATCCAAGAGATCAGGGCCATGGGCATCCCGGTCGAGGAGTTCAGCCCAAGCCGGGGCAACGACAAGATCGTCCGGCTGAACGCCGTGGCGGACCTGTTTTCTTCGGGTACAGTCTGGGCACCAGACACGCGGTGGGCGCGTGAGGTGATCGAAGAGGTGGCGTCGTTCCCAAATGGCGACCACGACGACTTCGTTGACACGTGCAGTCAGGCGCTTTTGCGTTTTCGGAGAGGGGGGTTCATTACCCTTGATTCGGACGAGAAAGATGAGCCTCGGTACTTTAGGCAACGCCGTGCTGCGTACTACTGATATGATGACTATGTTAAACTACACCGTCATCATTGGAGGTCCTATGCAATTGACATGCACAAAATGTAAGTGCTCACTGGATGCAAGTCTTTTTTCAAAAGACAACAGCCGTCGCAGCGGCTACAGGTCTGCGTGCAAGCCTTGTTCAGCTGCAGAATTCAAGAAGTTTCAGCAGTCCCCCGCATACACTGCGCGTCTACAGCGACAAACGGCTGCACGCAAGCAAGAAAAAGATACAGACCCCATTGCACGCTGGGCGGCCGTCGCCATCGGGAATGCGCGTCGTCGGGCAAAAGAAGCGGGGTTGGAGTTTTCCATCTCTAAAGAGTGGCTGGTCGCACATGCACCAACGCGTTGCGTCTTGCTGGAAGTACCGCTAGACTACTCGGCAACGGTTTCTACCGCCGCTTCTGCGTCTGTCGATCGTCGGGATAGCACCAAAGGGTATACGCCTGACAACTGCCGGATAATTTCGTTCAAGGCCAACAGGATAAAGTCAAACGCCACACTGTTTGAAATCGCTTTGTTGGCTAGAAACCTACACACATACTGAGAATTTTTATGGCAACCAACATCGACAAGGCGCTGTTTCAGCAGCCGCAAGGCTTGGAAGAGCTCGCGCAAAACGAGGAGCCGATTGAAATCGAGATCGTGGACCCCGAAGCAGTGCACATCGGCATTGGCGACATGGAGATTGACATCGCGCCCGGCGCAGAAGACGAGTTCAACGCCAACTTGGCCGACGAGGTGGACGAGCGCGTGCTCGCCTCCCTGAGCAGCGAGCTGATCGACGACATCGACAACGACAAGGGCAGCCGCAAGGAGTGGGAGAAAGCCTACACCCATGGCCTGAAGCTGCTGGGCCTGCAGTACGAGAACCGCACCGAGCCGTGGAATGGCGCTTGCGGCGTGTTCCACCCCATGATTACCGAGGCTGTGGTCCGCTTCCAGTCTGAGGCCATCACCGAGACGTTCCCGGCCCAAGGCCCGGTGCGCACCAAGATCATCGGCAAGGAGACCCCTGAGAAGAAGGAGTCTGCCCGCCGCGTCGAGGAAGACCTGAACTACGAGCTGACGGACGTCATGAAAGAGTTCCGGCCGGAGCACGAGCGCATGCTGTGGAGCCTGCCTGCCACCGGTTCAGCGTTCAAAAAAGTGTACTTTGACCCTAATTTGGGGCGTCAAACATCGGTTTTTGTGCCTGCCGAGGACATCGTCCTGCCCTACGGCACCACCGACATGGACACTTGCTACCGCTTGACGCACGTCATGCGCAAGACCAAAAACGAAGTGCTCAAGCTCCAGCAGGCTGGGTTCTACCGCGACGTCGATCTGCCAGACGCGCTGAAGGCCGACTCGGACGACATCAAGAAGGCCAAGGACAAAGAGACCGGCTTCAACGACCTGAACGACGACCGCTTCGTGTTGTACGAGGCGCACGTGGACTTGGACCTCAAGGGCTTCGAGGACAAGGAAGACGGCGAAGAGACAGGCATTGCCCTGCCATACGTGGTGACGCTCATCAAGGGCAGCAACACCATCTTGTCCATCCGCCGCAACTGGCGCGAGGACGACGAGCTCAAGCGCAAGCGTCAACACTTCGTGCACTACCAGTACATCCCCGGCTTCGGTGCCTACGGCTTCGGTCTGTTCCACCTTATCGGCGGGTTTGCACAGTCGGCCACCTCCATCATGCGCCAGCTGGTGGACGCGGGCACGTTGTCTAACCTGCCCGGCGGTCTGAAGTCCCGTGGCCTGCGCATCAAGGGCGACGACACGCCGATCGCCCCGGGCGAGTTCCGCGATGTGGACATTGGCTCCGGCGCACTGCGCGACAACATCCTGCCGCTGCCTTACAAAGAGCCGTCCAACGTGCTGTTCCAGCTGCTGGGCACGATCGTGGAAGAAGGCCGTCGTTTTGCCGCAACGGCCGACACCAAGATTTCCGACATGTCCGGCCAAGCCCCGGTGGGCACAACTCTGGCGTTGCTGGAGCGTCAACTGAAGGTGATGACGGCCGTTCAGGCCCGGCTGCACTACAGCTTGAAGCAGGAGCTGGCGCTGCTGGTGGGCATCATCAAGGACTACACCGACCCTGACTACGCGTACGATCCAGAAGAGGGCAGTCGCAAGGCTCGCAAGAGCGACTACAACCATCTGGACATCATCCCGGTGAGCGACCCCAATGCCGCGACACTGTCGCAGCGCGTCGTGCAGTACCAAGCCGTCATCCAAATGGCCCAGATGTCGCCCGACATCTACGACCTGCCCCAGCTGCACCGCCGCATGCTGGAGGTGCTTGGTATCAAAAATGCCGAAAAACTGGTACCTTTGCCGGACGATCAGAAGCCAAAAGACCCCGTCACCGAGAACTCGGCCGCGCTCAAGGGCGAGCCGATGAAGGCGTTTTTCCATCAGGATCACGACTCGCACATCAAGGTGCACATGGCCATGATGCAGGACCCCATCGTCATGCAGCTGGTCGGCCAGAACCCAAACGCGCCGAAGATTCAGGCTGCCATGATGGCGCACGTGGCCGACCACGTGGGTTTTGCCTACCGCCAGAAGATCGAGCAGCAGCTGGGCATGCCGCTGCCGCCCGAGGACGAGAAGCTGCCACCAGAGATGGAGTTGCAGCTGTCGGCCATGATGGCCCAAGCCGCCAATCAGGTGCTCCAGCAAAGCCAAGCCATGGTCGCTCAGCAGCAAGCCCAGCAGCAAGCGCAGGACCCGGTCATGCAGCTGCAACAGCAGGAGTTGCAAATCAAGGGCCAGCAAGTCCAGATTCAGCAGCAGAAGGTCCAAGGCGAGTTGGCCATCAAGCAGCAGGAGCTGGCGCTCAAACAACAGGAAGCTGCCCAAAAAGCGCAGCAGGCCCAAGGCGAAGACCCCCGCGTGGCCGCAGCCCGGGCTGCCCAAGAGCTGGCTGCCAACCACCAGCGCCAGCAGCAGGAGTCCATGAGTGCGCAAGCCAAGCAGTTCATGGCGGCTCAGCAGCACCGTCAGAACATCGTGCACCGTGATCAGGCGCACCAACAGAACCTCGCTCACCAGCGTGAGCAGGCAAAGGCCCGCGTCGAGATGATGCGCACTCAACCCAAACCGGAGAAGTCAGGTAAATGATTTCCGAATTCGCACGCGTATTGCGCGAAAAAATACGCACCGACATGAACAACTACGCCGACGACTGCGCAGGTGGGCAATGTCGCACTTTTGACGAGTACCAAAAACTTTGCGGGGTCATTCAGGGTCTGGCCATCGCAGAGCGTTACATCATTGACCTTGCAGAGAAAGTCGAGAAATCAGATGAGTGAAATCATTCTGCCACCGGGCATTTCCTTGCCCAAGCACATTCAGCCGCTTGACGCCCCCGAGGCCGAGGCGGACACCGAAACCAAAGCTGCAGCCTTGCCAGTCCCCACGGGCTACAAGATTCTGTGCATTGTGCCGAACGTCGATGAAAAGATCGCCGGTACCTCGCTCGACCTCGTTCGAGATGCTGCGACCCTGCGCCAAGAAGAGCACGCCACCACGGTGCTGTTCGTGATGCGAGTCGGCCCTGACGCATACAAAGACCCTGCCAAGTTCCCGACCGGAGCGTGGTGCAAAGAAGGCGACTTTGTGCTCGTGCGTACATATTCCGGTACGCGCTTCAAGATTTTCGGAAAAGAGTTCCGTGTCATCAATGACGACATGGTTGAGTGTGTAGTGCAAGACCCCAGAGGTATGACGCGTGCCTAAGACGTTTGCAACTGACGCAGAGCGACGGGCATACAACGCCGAAAAGGCGCGGCGTTGGCGTGCAAACAATCCTGATAAAGCACGAGAAGTAAAACAAAAATACTATACGTCTGATAAGGGTCGTGTGCAGAAACGTAAGGAAGACGTGGCGTTTGTGGCTTCAGGCGGTCGAGCCGTCGTTGAGGCGCGGCGTGCTGCAAGCCCTGTTTCAGCTGCACGGAAGGCATCAAGACAAAATTGGGCTAAGAACAATCAAGCGTACTTTACCGCCATGCGGGCGTGCAGAAGATCGCTTGAAAAGTCACTTGACCCCTTTGAGTTTTGGGTTTTACAGGAGGCTGTGGCACTTGCCCGGCTTCGTGAGCGTTTGGTTGGCGGCCAATGGCACGTTGATCACATCGTTCCGGTGTCCAAGGGCGGAAACAGCCGTCCCGACAATCTGCAAGTCGTACCGGCGACTTGGAATCGACGCAAGTCGAACGTGCACGCCGAACGTTTTTTCGGCGCATAAGGAGCAGAAATGGCTGGGTTTAAATTTCCCGACGAGTTGGACGACACGTCCAACAAGCAAGGTCAGGACGATGACCAAAAGATCGAGATCACTGGTCTCGAAGACGACGACGTCGAGATCGCGATCGTCGATGACACCCCCGAGCGTGACAAAGGCCGCAAGCCGCTGGACCGCAACGTGGATGACCCCACTGACGAAGAGTTGGACAACTACACCGACAACGTCAAAAAGCGCATCAAAGAGCTGACGCATGCCCGTCACGACGAGCGCCGCGCCAAAGAGGCGGTGGCCCGTGAGAAAGAGGAGCTGGAACGTCTCGCCTATGCCATGGTCGAGGAGAACAAGCGCCTCAAGCAGTACGTGCAGTCCGGCACCGAGCAGTACAAGGGCATGGTCCAGCAAGCGGCCGAGGCCAAGCTGGAAAAAGCGCGTCGCGATTACAAGGCTGCACAGGAGTCGTTTGACACCGACGCCATGATGGCTGCGCAAGAAGCACTCACTGACGCCAAGTGGGAACTTCAGAATGCAAAAAATTTCCGCGCACCCCCTTTACAAGAGCGCGAAGAAGAGTTACAAATTCAACAACCGCAAACCCAGCGGACGCAAACCGACGAAAAGACTCTGCGCTGGCAGGCAAAAAACCAGTGGTTCGGTTCCGAAGGGTTCGAGGAATACACCAGCTACGCACTAGGGCTGCATCAAAAGCTAGTCAACTCCGGGGTTGATCCCCGCGCCGATGAGTATTTCGAGCAAATTGATGCTCGCATGAAGTCCACGTTCCCTGACGTCTTTGGCGGCGGGACTGAAGACAAGCCACGGTCCGGTGGGACTCCGGCTAAAAAACCAGCTGCTGTTGTTGCCCCAGCGTCTCGTTCGACTGGGAAACGTCGAGTCGAACTCTCGCCCACGCAAGCCGCGTTGGTAAAGAAATTTAAGCTCGACCCGCAAAAATATGCAATGGAAGTTTTGAAACTGGAGAACCAAAATGGCTGAAAACCGTACCCCACGTGACAATAGCTCACGCGACAAAAGTGCCCGGGCTGTATACGTACCGCCTACAAACTTGCCTGACCCGACACCTGAGCCGGGCTACGCGTATCGCTGGATTGCGACACACGTGCTTGGACAGGCGGACCCGAACAACGTGTCTCGAAAGATGCGCGAAGGCTGGGTTCCTGTGAAGGCAGTTGACCATCCGGAACTGATGATGGTTGGTAACGCCGCTACCGGCAACGTCGAAATTGGCGGTCTCATGCTCTGCAAGATGCCCAAAGAGATGGCCGTTGCGCGTGATGAGTATTACCAAAACCAAGCGCAGAACCAGATGGACTCAGTGGACAACCACTTCATGCGAAACAATGATCCGCGCATGCCCCTGTTCAGTGAACGCAAGTCCACGACCAGTCGCGGTGCCGGATTTGGTTCTGGTTCTAAATAAAGGAGTCCTTAAATGGCATACCCTCAAATCTCAGCGCCTTACGGCCTGAAACCGATCAATCTGGTCGGTGGGCAAGTGTTTGCTGGTTCTACCCGCAGCCTGCCTATTCAGTACGGCTACGCCTCGAACATCTTCTATGGTGACTTCGTGGTTCTGGCTCGTGGTTTCATTACCCGTGCCGCTGTCGCCGCCACCACCGCTGTCAACCAAGTGACCGGTATCTTCTTGGGCGTGTCCTACACCAACCCGCAGACCAAGCAAAAGCAGTTCTCCCAATACTGGCCCGCCGGTACTTTGGCAGGTGACGCTCAAGCCGTGGTTTGCGACGATCCTGACACCGTGTTCAAGGCCGTGGTTTGCTCTTCGGGCACCACTGTGGCTTCCAGCGCACTGTCCATGGTCGGCACCAACCTGTCGATGATTGACAACTCCGCTGTGGCTTCCAGCCTGAGCACCGGCAACTCGGCAAACGCTGTGTTGGCCCCAACAGCCACTCCCGTCACCACGATCCTCCCGGTTCGTTGCGTCGGCGTCGTGCCTGACACTGCCATCACCACATCGGCCACTGGCAGCTCTTCGACAACCACCATCACCTTGACTGGTACTGGTCTGCCGACGGCTATCCCTGTGGGCACCGACGTGGCGTACATCGCTGCCAACGGCCAGCTGATCGAAACAGGCTCGTTTGTGACCGCAGCCGCTGTTGCTGGTGCCACCTCCGTGACCATCAACGCACAGCCAACCGTGCTGGGCTCTGGTGCGAACATCCCCGCCTCTTCGACCATCGTGTTCACGCAGTACCCAGAAGTTCTGGTGAAGATGAACCTGTTGGTGCACGGCTACTACAGCTCTGCAACAGCCTAATAAGGAGTAATTCACCATGGCAATTTCACGCGCACAACTGCTCAAAGAGCTGCTCCCCGGTCTGAACGCCTTGTTCGGTCTGGAGTACGCCCGCTACGGCGAAGAGCACAAGGCAATCTACGAAG